CTTCTTTGCGCACTGCCGCGAAATGGGACTTTTTTTCGCCACCGCCAAGGCGCCGAAATTGTGCCAGCGTTCTGTGCAAAGACTATCAGACAACGGAGGGTTTAGAATGGCACAAGGCCGCAAACCAAAACCGACGCACTTAAAAGTCGTTCAAGGAAATCCCGGCAAGCGGGCCTTGCCGGCAAATGAGCCGAAACCGAAACGCGACCGGCCGCGCAAACCGGCGAACCTTGACGGCACCGCGTCAAAAATTTGGGATGTGCTAGCCGGCGAAACTGACAATATGGGAGTCCTGACGACGGCCGACGGCCCGGCGCTTCGTATGCTTTGTGAAGCCTGGTCGGATTTCTTCGAAGCGAAGCGGATCATTTCGGCTTATGGTTCTATGACTTACGAAACCGTCGGCGCCGCGGGAAAAATGGTGAAGCTTCACCCGGCGCAAAAAGTCAAGGAGAACGCCGACTCCCGCATCCGGCAATGGTTTACCGAATTTGGATTGACGCCGTCGGCCCGCTCGAAAGTTGAGCGCGCTTTTGACGAAGACGAATGCGACACAATCGACGACCTGTTTACCGGCGGTTCGGCCGCGGGATAAATGGCCAAGCGGCCCGCGCCGAAGCGGCCGGCGACACGAAAGAAAAAAGAACCGCCCGCCGACCCGGTTACACAATACGCGCTTGATGTCGTTTCGCTTAAGGAAATGGCGGGCCCATATGTGCGCGCCGCCTGCCGGCGTCACCTGGACGACCTGAAAACCGCCGACAAGCGCGGGTTATATTTCGACGTCGACGAAGTGAACCATACGCTAGCATTTTTCCGCCGCGTTCTGACCGTCGAAGGCGACGGCGAATTCGTGCCGTTCGAACCGCACCCGAGCCAAATTTTTATTATTGGGTCGATTTTCGGCTGGTATATCGAAGAAAAAGGCAAAGGAAAAAACCCGTCGGTTTGGCGCCGCCGATTCCGAACGGCTTATATTGAGCAAGGCAAGGGCAACGGCAAGTCGCCGCTCGCCGCCGGCGTCGCAATGAAATGCTTCGTTGCCGATGGCGAATTGTCGGCGGAAGTTTACATGGCCGCGACAAAAAAAGAGCAAGCTATGATTTCATTTACTGACGCCGTTAAAATGCGTCAGAACTCGCCGCACCTGGAAGGCCGAATAGGCAAATCAGGCGCCAACCCGGTTTGGCAACTTTACCACACGCCGAGCGGTTCGATTATGAAGCCGCTTTCTAAGGAAGGCGCACACTCTGGACCGCGCCCGAATTGTTGCGTTGTCGACGAATACCACGAACACAAATCGGCCGACCTGCTGGAAATGCTCGAAGCCGGCTTTAAAAAGCGGCCAAACCCGATTCTTTTCATCATCACGAATGCCGGCGCCGATAAATCGAGCCCGTGCGGCGTCATGCACGACTTTTGCGTAAAAGTTGTTACGGGCACGCTAGACGAAGCCGACCAAGACGCCGCCGACCAGACGTTCGCTTATATTTGCGCGATGGATGAGGGCGACGACCCGCTAAAGGATTCGACCGTCTGGAAAAAGGCTAATCCGCTACTCGGGATTACGATTAAAGAAGACTATTTATCGAAGCGCGTTTCGATGGCGCGCGCGATCCCGGCCAAACAAAACGGCGTTTTGCGACTTAACTTTTGCATGTGGACCGACGCCGCCGACGCCTGGGTAACTCGCGAAACCTGGGAAGCGTGCGAGCGCCCGGCGCTGACATGGGAAAGCATGAAGGGCCGGCGTTGCTATATCGGGCTCGACTTGTCGTTTACGACGGACATGTCGGCGCTTGCGCTATGCTTTCCAGACGACGACGGCGGCGACGGTTTTGATTTGCTGGTCAAGTTTTGGCGACCCGAGGAAGGGCTCGCCGAGGCCGTCGACGGCGATAAAGTTCGCTATGATATTTGGGCAAAAAACGGCGATATAGACCTAACGCCGGGCAAGGTCGTGCGGCTCGCACCAATTGGCCAGACTATAGGGCGCGCGCTCGACGACTTTAACGTCGTCGCGATTGCATACGATAATTATCGACATAAAGAACTAGCCGACATGCTCGCCGACATGGGCGTCGTCGGGCCCATGATAGAACACCCGCAAGGCTTCCGGCGCGGGACTATTCCGCACCCGAACTTACCAAACCAGAAAATCGAAAACCCGTTGTGGATGCCTTCAAGCTGTCAGGAATTCGAAAACGCGATAATCGAAACGCGCGCGCGGATCGCGATTAATGCCGCTTTGCGCTGGAACGTTTCTAGCGCCGTTGTGCGCGACAACCCGGCCGGCACCGACGATTGGATTTTCGACAAGCGGCGCGCAACGGGCCGAATCGACGGCCTGGTCGCGGCGGCTATGGCTGTCGGCGCGGCGAAAGGCATAGATAATTGGACGTTGCCGGCGTCGCCTTGGGAAGATCCCTCTTATACGCTGCAGAAAGTTTAACGCATGGCCGATTCTTTGCTTTCCCGCGCGCGCTCACTCTTGCCGGCTCGCCAATCCCGCGGCGCAACGTCAATTGAAACGAACGGCGTTGAAATCAATTCGGAAAGCCTTTTGCAGATTTTCGGAATCAATTCGAACGGCGAAGTTCGAATAACCGTCGAAAAAGCGTTGCAGGTTCCGGCCGTCTGGAACGCCGTCAATTTCCTGTCGGGCACGCTCGCCGGCCTGCCGTTGCCAGCCTATCAAAAGAAGACGAACGGCGACCCGGAAAAAATCGGCGGCGCGGTTCATGCGCTGATGAATTACGCGGCTAATGACGAAATGTCGGCGCACCAGTTGCGCCGATGGTGCTTTGATCGCCTGTTTAGTCGCGGGCGTTGCTTCGCCTGGATTGAGCGCGACCAGCGCGGAAACCCTGTAAACCTTCACCCGATGCATTATGACCGCATGAAAGTGCAGCGCGTCGGCGGCGTGAAAAAGTACGTTTATCAGCAGACCGAAACCGGCGTTATAACTTACGACGCGGCCGACGTTATCGACATAGCGTTTATGGGCACCGAAGACGGCCTCGGGCATTACTCGCCGTTCCTGTCGTGCGCGAATGCAATTGCGACGGCTATATCGGCGCAACTTTACGGCTCGAAACTTTTCAAAAATGGCGGCATGCCGGCTTTTTTCATCGAAGGGCCGTTTCAGTCGGCGCAAGGCATACGTTCGGCCGAGGAGAACCTCGCGAACGCGACGGCCGAGGCATTCCAATCGGGCAAGCTGGCGCTTGCCTTGCCTGGTGGGCATACAGTCAAACAACTCGCAATCGACCCGGCAAAGCTTCAAATGGTCGACTTTCGCCGGTTTCTAATCGAGGAAGTCGCGCGCATTTATTCGCTTCCGCCGGTATTCCTGCAAGACCTGACGCACGGCACGTTTTCGAATACCGAACAACAAGATTTGCACTTAACGAAACACGTCATTTTGCGTTGGACCGCTCAAATCGAGGCCGAACTAAACCTGAAACTTTTTGGCCGCGACAATGGCCGCAAGCGAACAATGAAGTATTTCGAACACAACGTCGACGGACTGTTGCGCGGCGACTTTAAAACGCGAATGGACGGGATTTCAACCGGCGTTCAAAATGGAATCCTGACGCCAAACGAAGCGCGCAAGCTGGACAACCGGCCGGCGCTAACGGGCGGCGATGACCTTATGATTCAGGGCGCCACGGTTCCGCTAAAAAATCAGAAAGACGCCGCACCCGGCAAAACAAACCCGGCGCCATCGCCGGCGCCGGTTGCCGCGCCTAAGTCGAAGTAATGGTCGAATTCGTCGCCGGCCCGTCGGCGCTGTCGGTTGAAAGAAAGATTGCAAGGATAGATCGCGAGGCCGAGCGGCGCGTCGCGGCAATTTACCCGATGCAAGATCAGCTTTTTATTTTGGCGTCTATGGTCACGGCGTTAACCGGATACGGGAAGCAACTTGAAGCGGCCGGCAAGACGTCGGCCGGCTATTTGATGGCCCGCGACCGCGACCGCGCAATCGCGTTTTTGCAATGCGTTACGGAACACCGGCACGCGGCCGAGGCGCTTAAATCATATGTGCGCGCAAACCCGAGCGCCGTTCGAAGCCTGGACGTCGGGCAAGCGCACTGGTGGGAAAAAAGGAAAATTGACCATGTCGAAAACGATTGACGACCCGGCCCGCGCGCCGGCGCATGAGGTTCGCACCTTGCGTTCCGAACTTGCCGAATTCCGCGCGGAAGTTAGCGGCGATTCCGTCAAAGTTTCGGGTTATGCGTCAGTGTTCAATGAGATTGCCGACATTGGCGGATATTTTCGCGAAGTCGTGCGGCCTGGCGCCTTTACGGCGGCCCTGGAACGCGGCGACGACGCGCAATTTCTAATCGGGCACCGCGACTTGCCTTTAGCGCGCGTCGCCTCCGGAACGCTTCGCCTGACGCAAGACGACAAAGGCTTGCGCATGGAAACCGAACTAGACGCGAGCGACCCGGACGTCGCGCGCATTGTTCCGAAAATGAAGCGCGGCGACCTTACAAAAATGTCTTTCGGTTTCACGATACGGCCTGACGGCGAACAACGTTGGGTCGACAAGGGCGACGAGGAAACCGAATTGCGCGAAATTATCAGCGTCGGCCGCCTTTACGACGTGTCTATCGTGCCCGAGCCCGCCTATGCGGGCACCGACATTGCTTTGCGCAGTCTTGAAGCTTTCCGCGCCGAGCGCGGCGACGCGCCGGCCGTGCAGGCGCTCGAAGCGCGCGCGTTGTGGCGTAAAAATCAGTTGGGCCTGATGGCCCGACAAATCGGCAAGCGATCCCGCGACCGATAAACCCGGCCCTTTGGCCATCGCTCAAAATGGAGTCACCTAATGAGCCTTCTTAAAGAAAAGCGGGAAGAACTAGCCCGCGTTCACGAAGCCGCGAAAGCTAAAAACGACGAGGCGCTCGCCGCTTCGACTCCCGAGGAACGCGCACGCATTGGCGACGAAGTCGACCGCATGTTCGAAAGCTTAGACGTTATCGAAGCCGATATTCGCCGCCTGGAACGCCTTGACTCAGTCTCGCGCAATCTCGACCAGCGCGCCGCCGACGATCACCGCACCGACCAGCGCGACCGCCGGCCGAACCTCGGCGACGGCCTCGGCTCCCAACAAGGCGGCGACGACCTGCCGGATTATCGCCAAGTGTTCAACGCGGCTCTTGCTTATGGCATTGGCGGCCTGGACGCCGAGGAACGCGCCGTTTTTAACGAAAATAACGGCCTGATTCCGCTTCGCAATCTGCCACGCGAGGAACGCGCGCTTGCGGCCGGCACCGACGCCGCCGGCGGTTATACCGTCCCGCAAGGCTTTGTCCCGACCATTGAAAAGACAATGGCCGCCTGGGGCCCTATGCTTCGCCCGGACGTTATCGACCTTTTGCAAACGGACTCGGGCAATACTCTGCCTTATCCGGCCGTCGACGACACGGCGTCGCGCGGCGAGCAAGTCGCGGAAAACGCGTCGATCACTGACGACGGCGGAAACGACTTCGTTTTCGGCGAAAAGACGCTTTCGGCGTTCATGCATAACAGCGAAATCATGCGCGTTCCGCTGCAGCTTTTGACCGACTCGGCTTTCGACTTTGAAAAGCGCGTTATTCCTGAACTTTTCGGCGAACGCATGGCGCGCACGCTTAACGACAAGCTGACGACCGGCACGGGCTCGGGACAACCGCAAGGCATTGTTACCGGCGCCGGCGCCGGCGTCACTGCCGCGGCCGTTGCCGCGCTCACAAGCGACGAACTTATCGACCTGCAGCATACGGTTAACTCGGCTTACCGGAATATGCCTGGTTGCGGCTGGATGTTTAACGACACGGTTCTAAAGGGCCTTCGCAAGCTGAAAGACCTTGAAGGGCGCTATATCTGGCAACGTCCCGACATGGCGCTCGGCACGCCTGGAACGCTTCTAGATATGCCTTACTACATTAACCCGAGCATGGCCGACCCGGCCGCCGGTACGAAGCCAATCGTGTTCGGCCTGTTGAGTAAATTCATTGTTCGGCGTGTCGGTTCAAATGCGCTTTTCGTGTTCCGCGAAAAGTACATGGATAAGGGCCAATTGGGCTTTATGTCATTCGGCCGTTATGACGGCCGCGTTTTGAACACGGCGGCGATTAAAGTTCTTACGATGGCCGCCGCCTAAAGGCTCGCTAATACCGCCGGCGGGATAGTCTCGCCGGCGGCTTTTGCTTTTCAAACGAAAGGGACTCAAATGGCAGACAAACTTGTAAGCGTGAAATTTCTGCAGTCGATGGCCGTATTTTCCGGCCCGTCGCGCAATATTGGCGACGTTCGCGAAATTTCGGAAGGGGAAGCCAAGCGGCTTGCCGAAATAGAAGTAGTTAAAATTATAACGGCGGCGGCGTCGAAAAAAGCCGCGGCGGCCAAGGATTAAGGGCCATGCGTTGCGCGCGCTGGAACGGCGACCCGATTATCGAACTAGTTGACCCGCCGGCCCCTGGCGTCTTCGCGGTTGACCTGGACGACGTGAAAGGCGCGCTTCGCATTGTCGGAACGGATCAAGACGACGTTTTGACGGGTTTTATTGCGGCGGCCGTCGACCATTTTGACGGATATGCGGGCGAATTGCATCGCGCGCTTATTACGCAAGATTGGTTGGTTTCGGTTCGCGGCGCCAATGCGGAAGGCCGGATTTATGCGCCCGTCACGCCGGCGCAATCGCTAATTTCTGTCGAATATTTTGACCCGGCCGGCGACATTCAAACCGCCGACCTTGCCGATTTCACTATGACGACCCGGCCCGACCGCGCTTATATTTTTCCTGTTCGCGGCGCGACATGGCCCGCGACCGAAGCGCGCGAAGACGCGATAATGGCGACGTTTCGTTGCGGCTATGGCGCCACCTCGGCCGCCATCCCGGCGACTATTCGCCAAGCGATAATTTTGACCGTCGGGCACCTATACGAACACCGCGAAGCGTCGACCATGCTAAAACTCGAGTTCTTGCCGCTCGGCGTCGCGTCGCTTGTTTCTAAACACAAGCTATGGAGGTCGGTTTGATGGAAAAAAATATTTCGCGTCGAATTCGTTTTACTTCGCCGCAAGAACGCCTGGTCCCTGTCGGCCGCGGCTTTATCAAGCTTCTGCCGGGCTGGTCGGGCCCGGTTAAAAGTGAAGTTGCGGATTTCGCTATATTGAAGGGATGGGCCGTCGAAGTCTTTCGCGATGGCGAGCCGCCCGCGCACGACACGGCGCCCGAAACTACGCCGGCGCTTGAAGTGTTCACGCACGAACCAGCCGACGACGAACCGCTCGCCGACTTCGAGCCCGAGCCGCCGCGGGAAACTTTCGAAGGTTCCGAATAAATGTCAGGTGGCGAATTGAATCGGCTGGTTACGGTTCAAGCGCGGCAAGCGGAAGTCGATATTTACGGAAACGACGCGGCCGAGACATGGGCCGACGTTATCGCAAGCGAGCCGGCGGCTATTCGGCCC